TGTATAATCTAAAAAACTACCTGCAATTAAATCTGTACTTGTTGCAGTGCAAGCCGTTAGTTTATAGTACCATTTATCATTAGCATCATCGGGTGATACCGTCATAGAACCACTAATAGTTTTAGCTATCTCATCTGGTAGTATAGTTGCTGTAAGTGTTATTGATGCATCATCTGCCATTATCTTTTACCTTCTTTTATTAGACGTTCTTCTCTTTTTTCAAGTTTTATTTTTTCTTCTTCTTTAACATTCCTAATAAATCCTTTTACTGGATTTTTTATAATACTCATTTTAATTGGTGTTACTACTGCGTCTGCCATATTATCCCTTAGTAATTTTAAATGATAAACCCATAACGGGCACTGTTACGTTTTTAATTTTTTTTGAAGTCAAAATGTTTCCAGAGTTTACCTTCAAATCGGTAGCCTCCAAAATGGGAGAGACTGGAGCCGAGGTCTGACCAGATTTTTCCTCCAATTTTTTGCCATCTTCTTGAGAAAGCATAATCTTCTGATAGGTATCTTCCATCTTCATCCTTCATTGTATCAAAAAACAAATAAGTATTATCTGAATCATATTCTTTACCGTTTACTATTTGGTCAGTTATATAATGTAAATCTTGATATTCTTTTTTCATTTTTTCTAAGCATGAGCGTTGGATTAACATGAACCCAGTTGCCGCATCTAATACTTCTGCAAAACCACTCTCAACATTTATATTATCTTTATCTTTAAAATTTAAAACATAAGGAGAACTTAAATCTTTGTAATCTTTTTTTTCTTTAATTAAATCCGGTATACCATCCCAATTTATCATTTTCATAGGGTAAGGTGCACACAATACTTCTTTATTAAATTCTAAAAATCTTAATAATAATTTTGCATCAAATCCAATATCTGCATCAATAAACAAAAGGTGAGTAGCTTCTTTATCATCTAAAAAATTTGCTACTAATGTATTTCTTGCTCTAGTAACTAGCGACTCTTGTCCAAGTGTTTGAACTCTTAATGCTATATTTTCTTCTCTACATAAATTTTGTAAATCAAGAATACTATGAAAGTAATCCTCACTTAACCAACTACCGTAGCATGGTGTCCCAACAAATATATTTGCTTTAGCTTGCACTCACTGATTCACTACCTAAACTTACAGTTAATGTCAAGGCAGATACCAGAGGTGTAGCATTTGCTGATGTAAATGTACCAACAAATTTTTTACCTTCAGTAACACCAAGTGAAGCCATTAAAGTTGATACAACACCATTCTCTATTTGTGCTGATGGAGTTAATGGTACAGGTGGATTTGCATTTTTTAATGCTTCAGCATCTGGGCTATGTTTTCTTGGTTCTAACTGTGGATGTTTAGCTTCAAATTCACTTTTATGTACAAAAGAACCATTCCACTCTTTAACCATCTCACTATAAGGAAAAGCCATTCCGCTTCTATCAGAAATAGCTTTAGCATATTTACCCGATGCAAAAGCCATTATACATTATACCTAAAGTCGGGAATAATTTTTAAATCAACTTTTTCTCTGTTATCCTGCATTGCTCTATTAAATTCTTCTTCATAAAGCATTTTAAGTTCTTGCCTGCGTTGCTGTTCTATTTGTGGTCTCTTCAATGAAAGATAGTAAGCTAATCCACTAATTGCACACGGCAGAAATCTATTTGGTATATCAACTGATTCTGTTGCGGCTGTAATATCTTCTACAGCTTTTCTTTCTTTATATCTAAATGTATCTGCACTATCTGGTGTTGGATACAAATATAACACTGGTGTTAATTGTTTATCTATAAAATATTGATTTGGTCTACCCCCAACATCTTTATTAGGAATTTTTAAATAATCATCACGACTAATTCTTTCCATTTGATAATCAGTTCTAGTTCCATCAGCATTATCTATAGATATAACTGCTTCCTCTATATCTACAGTGTAACTATTTAATGTGTAGTTTGCTGTACCCGATGTAAGAGTTTGTGTTGATTCACCAACACTCCAAAGTTGAATACTTCTGTTACTCCATTCCTTAAACAATAGATTAAGGCTTCGTCTTCCAGAAGAAGATTCTTTTCCTGTTACTGTTTCACCACCAATTCGGCTATAAGCCTCCTCAATGATTTCATTAACAAATAGTGTAAATGTACGAGTTCCAGAAGTTGCCATATTTTATCCTAATATGTTTTACTTAATTTTAAAACAATTGTGTAGTGGTCTCCATTAGTGTGTCCTGTAGTTGTTAACAGTAAGTCACCATTAACACCAGAACCGGCATCATTTGTAATTCCACCAAACTCCTTAACGTCTATGTGACCTTGAGAAGTTAATGCTCCATTAGCACCTAATATTATACAATTAACATTAGTTGATGCATTCCATAATAAATCTACTCTCATTCCAAAAATGTCATAATAAATTTCTTGTATTGCAACTCTAGAGCAAACCTCTCCATTACTGTCTGCCAGTAAAGCAGAAACATCTACTTTTGCTACTGCACTCTCTCCACTACCATCCGATATATTAGTAAGTGTTACTAAAATACTTTTAGCACCTATATTATCATTAATGATTTGTGTGCTTACTGCGTCAGCCATTTATATCCTCCTATAAAAATTCTTTCTGCTTCATTGTTTATAATTATAATTAATAAAGCTATTATTTCGCATATGTGCATACTTTATCCTTTAAAAAAGCTAGGGCTGTTACACCCTAGCTGTTATGGTTTATTCGTATACGTTTCTGCTACAGCAAACATAATGTACGTTTACTGCTTCAGCCGCCGCCGCACCTGCTTCAATACCAACATATGGAATAAAATCAACATCGTCAGTTAAAGCTCCAGATGGAGTAGTACCTTTTGTTACTGCTGTACCACCAGTTGAACCAGAAGTAGTTGTAACATTATACTGTTCACCATTTACAAAAATTGATGCTTTTCTATCTGAATCAATTGTAATTTTTAAATGATAAGGCGTGTTTGTCGCAACAGTGATAGGTAATTGACTTATAAAGTCAGTACCACCAATACTATGAACAAAATGCCATGTAGTAAAATCAGTAAATGCTTCTGAGTTAGTTGCATCAGTTTGAAATTTAAAAAACATTTGGTCATCATCAGTTGCAACTAATTGGTCATTAGTTAATTTTAATCCTGCCCAAACTTTTTGGTTATCGAGTGCAGGTAACATAATTGATGTTTCAAAATGAGTTTCATTTTCTGTTCCCCATTTAGTTCCTGCCCACGCTGTTGCCGCAGTATCTAAGTGAGGTGTTAAGATTGCTTGGTCTGCGTCAGCACCTGCTGTTGTTGCTAAAATTCCTGCTGAAGTTGCAGCGAATGTAGCTAATGCAGTAGTCATGTTAGTTCCAAGTGCTTCCCAGTTTCTATTTAAAGCTCTTTGAACTTCAACTGTTGATACTTGGTCAATGTTTGCATTGATACCCGGTCTTTGTAAAAACCATTCGTCTAAGTAATATCGTCTAGCATCTTTAGCTGTTGTACCTAAAGTTCTATCGCTATCTACTCCTGTAGATGCAGTCTCAGTAAATAATTTAAAATTATTTTTAGATCTTACTGGACCACTAAAGCTTGTATTAGCCATAATTTTTCTCCTTGGTTGTATAAACCATTTGTTATGCTGTCTTTATACCGTCTGCCTAGCCAGTCTGCATAACTATTTTATACTAGGGTGTTAAATATGGGGGCGCATGGCCCCCACAAAGAAAATTGTCTTATGCTCCCGGAGAACCGAAAATACCTCTCCAGTCAGAGAATCCAAAAGAATATCTCTCTCTAGCTTTGTATTTAACGTTTCCAGTTTCAAAGTCGCCTTCCATTTTAGTGGAAATTGCAGATCTTTGGAAATGTTTTAGTCCGTTAGGTGCATCAGTTTTAATGAAGAATGCATCAGTATCAGTTAAATAGTTATTAACTACATAACCTTGTGGGATCATACCCATGCTACCTAAAGCATTAATATCATTATCACCAGTTCCAACTCTTTGACCAGATTTCATCAATCTTTCAGCAGTAAATTGAAGATTAACTGGAATAATCATTTTAACACCATTAAGAGCAACTTTAAGTCCTCTATCATCAGTGATTCCAGCAATATCAATTAGAGCTTGCTCTAAAGATGTTTCATTAAGGTCGGCAGCAGTTGTTAGTTCGTTTTTAATGTTTCCGCCAGTAGATGGGTGAGCAGTAGAAAATAATTCTACGCCGTCTCCACCAGTAAAGTCACTATTAAAACCGTTATTTAAAACGTTAGCAGCTTTTACTTGTTTAGCGTTACTCATTGAACGAGCTAGTGCTTTAGTATATCTAGAACTGATTTTGTCGTAAAGGTTATCCTCTACAGCTTCCTCAGTAATAGCAAAAGCAAGTGCTACAGTTTCGTGAGTATAGCGAGCAGTGAAAGACTCAGTCGCGTCATCAAAATTAACTGATCCGCCTTCTGGTTTTACTTGCGCTGTACCGAAACCGGATAGCATTACTTCTTCTTCAAATGCTCGATCAGAATTTTCTGTATCGAAGATTTGAGTGTGTTGGTTTTCGTATCGGTCATACTCTAACCCGAACAAAGCATTAAGGCCCGGTTCAAGTTCTTTGACCAGTTGTGATCTAGAAATCGCCATATAAGTCTCCTATGCTATATTGCAGTGGTTAGTAAATGAGTATGCTCGCCAGTATTCGGAACAACATAAGCATTTGCGTTAGCGGTGCTTGTATCACTGTTATTCGGATCTTTTGAGATACCAATTTGTTTAAATTGCCCAGCAGTTGTGCTTGTAGAAGTGTCTAATTCAGAAGAAGATCTTCCGCTTAAAGTACTTCCGCTAACTCCAACTAAATCAAAACCACTAAAATTCATAGCAGCGGTTCCGGTTCCGTCATGTTGAGCTTCAAAGACGATTCTTGGATCGTCGTAAACAAAAGCAACAATATCATCTGCAGCAGTACTTGCTGGATAATGGTTGCTAAATGTTGGTTTGCTAGTAGTAGGATCCGTAAAAAAACATCCTGCAAAAACACCCAATACTACGTTACCCGCTGCACAAGATTCAATTCCACCGGCTGCGACAGCCAGTACAGGTGAACCTTGGAAGATTGATGTTCCGTAGTTATTGGCAATTTTGTATTCGTTTGTACGAAGTTCTCCACCACTAAGATGTCTTACGGGTCTGAACCCGAAAGCTGCGTCTTGGTTTGCCATTTATATTTCCTTTTTAAAGGGTTAAATTTATTATTCGATGGAGAAAAAACTAAAAATTAATTCTTTCGGTTACCACCGAAGGTTACACGAGATTGCCTATCTGCTTTAGAGATCGGCATACTGGGGTGTTCTTCCTTTAATAAATCGTTTGCGATCGCTTCTTCTTTGTCTCGCGTTTGTTGCGCGAAATAAGCCATACGTTCTTCAACGATTTCTTCTGGAATTTTAGCCAGTAGTAAACCACCAACTCCTATTACACCTTGGTATTTTCCGTCCTGTATTGTTGGATATTGATCGCCGGAATCTGCTCTTACGAGTTCGAAACCTTCTCTTAGTCTAGCATTCAAATTTTTAGTGTCTGATTGACCTAGAGTTTCAGCGCGTATCCACCTATATTTGTACCCATCGGGTGCAGGAGGTGCGTCAAGGGATGACGGGGGTGCCCATGGTTTCCTACGAGTCGTTTTCTCGCGGGATAGAGCAGCGCGTGGAGTCTTATTTTCATCAATTTTATTCATATGCATTACTCCTTCACGTATTTCGCATATTCTTCAAGTGGCACACCTAATTTTTTAGCTATTGCTACTTGAGATGGCGTGAGTCTCACTGTTTTGCGTCCAGATCTTGTGGTCCTTTGTGCGGATGCAACAGTTTGAACGGGCTTGTTGCTTCCTTGGACTTGTCCCCCTTCAGCGAACTTATGGGGAAATTCATTCCGAAGTCTTCTGTCAATTTCTTCGTAGTATTCATCGGTCGTAGGATTAAATCCTTCTTCCTCCACAAGTTTCTTGTGAATACCAAACGAAGCATATGTCATAGCTTCATCTTTACCAAACCACTCATTTTTACCCGCCCATGCTTCCGCTTTTGGGTCCGGTGGAGCAGCTTGTGGTTGTTGTACATTACTTTGTACAGGTTGTTGTATTACCTGTCCAGTGTTTTCTTGTAATTTTCTTTGCTCTTCTGTAGCTTTTATTCGTTCTTCTTGAATAGCTAATCTTGCTAATGCTTGATTTGCATTAACTTGTGCATCTACATCACCTTTTGCCATAGCTTGTTTTAAAGCTATTTTTGCTGATTCAAGTTCTGATTTAACACGACCAGCAAACTCATTTACATAACCATCATCTAATTTATTAAATTTAGTTTGCAGTTGATCTCGTTCATTTTTAATTTGTTCTGCAAAGCTAAGAGCTTCTTTTTCTCTTCGTTCCGATTCACGAATTTTATATGTTAATCTATCAATACGTTTTTTGACACCATCACTATATTCTTCGCGTTCATCTTTTTTATCTTCTTTAACTTCTACAATAGGTTGTTCTTTTGTTTCAACCTCTTTTGTATTGGCTTTAGAATCGTCTAACTCAATATCAACAGAGTTTCCTGTTGTATCTATATCAACCATTGGTGTGGTTGCTTCTATTAATGTTTCTTGTACTTCCGGCATGATTTCCTTTTCATGTTAATGTGTTACTGGCGACAAGATACTTTCGGGATCATCAATGACACCTAGAATTTCATCATCATTTAGTAAGCGTAGTTCTCCACCTTCTATATTAAGGCGTGAACCGGCGTATCGGGCAAATATTACCCAATCTTTTTCCTTGCACCATGAACCATTTGGAAAACGATCTTTATCGTTATACGCATCTGGGCCAACTCTGAGCACAAGACCAACATTGGTTGCAATTTGAGATTCTTCAACAGTTTTATCAGAAAGTATTACACCGCCTTTTGTTTTACCTTTGCCTCTATGTGGCAAAACTAAAATACGCCAACCTGTTGGCTCTGGTAGTTTTCCTTTTTCTGGAATTGTGTTGTCTCTTTTTTCTTTTTTCTTTTGTACCGCACGAGCTTTAGCTACATGCGTTGGTAATATTAAATCAGTCATTTTGCTCCTGTTTCTTTAGCAGGTCCGAGAGTTCCTGTTCTATGTAATTTAATGTATCAAGTTGACCTAAATGATTTTGATAATCGTTCCAATCTTTTACTTGATTGCTTACTATTATCTCAGTTAGTTGAGTTTGTCTAGTCCTAATTATACGAAATATTTTTTCCGCTAATACTATTGAATCCATAAGTTATTTCTTCTTAAATAAACCTACAGCTCCTTTCGCGCCCTTAATGCCGAAGCTCGCTGAGCAGGCTATATATAAAAGGTGTTTATAATAATCTGGATGTGATTGCAAGGCAATAAATCCAGCATGAATATGATCCGTCATTCCGGGGAAAAAAACTAATGTGGCTGGAGCAAGTAGGCAAATTAAAATTGCTTCATCTTTCCACGACCCTTTCATTTGGTCT